AAAAGAGAGGGGGGTATGATGCTACGGACCCCCCCCTATGTTAAAAGAATTCTAAATGCCCTCAGGTCTTTCAAGAATTCAACAACAAAAGCTTTTGTAATTATGTAAAATGAGAAGAAGTGGAGTTTCCTCCATTTCTAAATTAAATTTTTTAGTTAACTTTTGTTGCAATTGATTGAAAGAATGCTGAAAAGTATTTAGAATATTCTTTTAAACTAAATTAATTATTAGAACATCTTCAATCATGAGTTTACGTTTATTGATCGTTGGAATTAATAAAATCAACATAAGATGATAAGATTCTTAAGCGAGCAAGTCGAGCTTTTTCCAAATCAATAACATCATCTTTGTGAATTAATTTATAAATTCCCAAAACATTTAATTCACAAATTTCTTTCATTCCTTCAAGAATTGCAGCATCGTAATCATTGTCACTCAACTCTTCACTAGCATTAGCAATTCTATCAAGATAACAAACTGTATCGTAACCCATTTCATGATCATACGTCATCCATTCATCAAAATTAGTAAATGGATGCCAAGGATTATCTATAGTTGTAAGCATTACATCATCTGTGATAAGAATCACCTCTTTTGATAGTCATTAATTATCAACAGTTAAATCAACATTGTTACGAAGTGTTGTTACAGAAACATGTAATTGTTCTGCTATTTCTGCTTGATTAAAACCAGCACGAGCCAGAAGTTTAGCTCTAGCTATCTTTGCAGCAGGCATACCAACAGTTGTTCTAGGAGTAGCCCTTTGTTTGAGCTTATCCATATCGGTGTTGTTCATGATCTGTGTAAGAACATTAGAGGATACAGCATGAGCTTGAATAGCTTCCCATTCAGAATCAGTAATATTCACAAGATCTTTCTTAGCCCCTACTAAATTTCGAGCACGGTTCAATTCTTGACCACGTATCTTCTTCTTCTTATCAGAGTCCATATCGGGATCTTGTTGAATTCTTAAAGATACTTTCTTATTCGCAATAAGCTGCGCCTTTCTTTCTAGTGGAGCATTCTTAAGAGCCCTATCAAGTTTCTCATTGAGAGATGCTACTTCTTTAGGGTATGCTTGCTTTGCAGAGGCAGACATCTTATAGGGCTTAATGTTTATGGATGCCTTCCTAGTTTCTTGAGCCAGAGCCATTAGTTTATTTGCATGGGAGGCATATATCTCTTCAATCCTAGTGCCAGATGAGAGAGCTCTTGCATCTTTAGGAGCGCCTTCTCTATAAAAGGCATCCATCATCCTTGTTGATTTAACGGTTGCTACTTTAATATTACCGGCTTTATCCTTTCTAGTTTTGCCAGTAGGTTCTCTAACCATGCTACCATCAGGATTGATTTTCTTTTTAAAAGCCGGAACATCAATCTCAGATGAGGCTCTTGAAATCAAGGTCGATGCACCAGAGTTAGATTTTCCTTGATATTTACGCTTTAAAGCGGCAATGTCGTTATCAATAGCAGACTGTCTCCAATTAAGGTTATGTTTTTCAGCATCGATAATCACCATCGAATGTTTAATAGCTTTAACAAGATCATCATCGCCAGCTCCACGCAAAGTCATGTCAGTAATAAGATTTGTTACCTTACCCATTTGGATTTGCTTAGCTCTATTTGTCATTCGAGGCATGCCTTCGTATGCAGGATAAGCTTCTTTAGGATCAAATCCTTCAAGGTCTTTCAAAGGATCTTTACGTCTTATCTTTTGATTCTTTAAAGGCAAGACCACAACGCTATCACCATCATAGTCAGCGCCAGAAAGAACAGCCGCTACTTTAGAATTGATACCAACAGCATCAGGAGCGTTCTTAATTATTTTATTAGCACTTTTAATGTTGTTGTTGACTTTTAATTGTGGAATCTCAAAGATACCACCATGTGGATACCTGATCAATGCAACCATTTCACCATTCTTATAGTTTGGGGCATAGATTTCATTATCAGGTATATCTGGAAAAGGAAGAATGACATGGGTTTGTTGTCTTGGTAAGGCCGCTGCTTTCAAATGTGTTGCCGCAGAGTCACATTCATCAGCAAAAGAATCTAATAGTTTCTTCTTAATTACTGGATTCGTGAGCGACATGATTTCTTTGTACTCATCATTCTTTTGAGCAAAGGTTAAACCCAATTGCCTTTGCGCAAGAAAAGGATATTGCTTTGATAAGAACTGAGAAGGAAGATTCTTAGACCAAGTAGCCCATTCACCTTGCTCGTTAACAACATTTATTGCAGACAGTTGTGTTTTTCCATTTTTGTCAACATAATGACGTTGAGCAAGCATAAGCTCGTCGTCCCGTTTAATAGAAGCGCCAAATGGGTTTTCAAGATCAAGTTTGCCATTAACCATTTTCATTGGTTTTAAGACACTGTTATCTTTTTCGCCAAGCATTGGGGTGCCTTTATGTTTATTGGTATTAAAACGAATGTCAACTCCCTCAGGTAGATCATCAGCATAAACAGCCATGCCTTTAAGATAATGGGTTCCATCAACAGCAATGCGAACTTGAGCATACATTGCTTTTCCAAGTGAAATGTCATCAACTCCGCGTCTCAATTCAATAAGACCGTCACGCTTGGCGCCCTCATCTTCAGCATATCTAATTTGAACACGTTTTGAACTAACACTTCTTGGGGGCTCGATAGCTTTAATGGTTTGTCCGCCATCATCAGTATAAACATTTGGAATTTGGATCTTATCTCTATTTCTAGAAACAGTAGCAAAGTCAGTTCCAGGAGGAGCAAGAACCTTTACGGTGGTATAGTTTCCCGTTCCAAGTTGTTCTACTTGAAGCTTATGAATTTCATATCCTCGATCTGCAAGAACTTCAAGGGCAGTATTAAGCTTATCTTTCGATATCCCCATATGGCGTTCAACGCCACTACCAACATCTAAATAGCCGCGCTTTTCCAATTGTTCAGCAAGGACATTAGCATTATGAACTCCAGAAGTCTCAGTAAGATGCTCAACATCATATTTCAAATAGTTTCTAATGGTTGATTCTGGAAGCCCAAGTCTTCTACCAATTTCAACGTTTGAAACGCCGGGTTCATCGGCTTTCATTCTTCTTACTGTAGCGATATCAGCTTTTCTAACTTCATTATCAGCAACGGACAATCTTGCACGAAGCTGTGTGGTTGTCATATCCATAGCTTCAGCAATTTGTTTATCAGTCATCGGTTTACCATCAAGGCCATTCTTTCTCATCGATCGAACTGCATCTTGAAAAGTTTTAAGACGCTGATATGAATGTTCACCAGTACCCCAACCAAATCGCCCAGATCCTCGACCAGGAGGGTTTTCGTCATGAGCAACACCGCTATGTGCCAATTCCATATATCGCTCAAAAGCTTCATTCATCGATTAGCCCTCCAGTTCAAGATTTGTAATATATTCACTTTTATAGTTTATTTGATCCATAATATACATGATGGTTGTCGGTTCTGCAATCTCTTCAACAACATCATCATTTTGATAGATTCTCAATATAATCTTTTTAAGATCATTCGGACTATATTTATATTCCAAACAAAACATTGCTGCATAAATTCGAAGCTGTGCCATTGATGCTGGGGTTTTACCAGTCTTTAAATCATGAATCCTTAACACCATAGTTTTCTCATTAAAATGAATTGCATCGGCAGTTCCAAAGCAAATGTCATTAACATATAACGGTTGCTCAGGAATCATATTAAAACCAATGGCGTCATTAACATAATGATCCAAAGTTTTAGATGTTTTTGGAAGCTTGATTTTTAATTCAATAGCATCTTTTGCAAACTTATGTTTTTTAGTTCCAAGCTCTTTTGCCCTATTATTGAGGTAAGTATCTTTTAATTTATCATCAGTATAATTTAACCAATGATAATTACTTGCCCCAAGAAAAGCATGCTTGTCTCTAAGGTTGTAATGTGGATTGAAGATCATTCAGCACTTCCTCCTTATTTTCTGGATATATAAATCTTGCAAATGACATTTTGTTCAAGCGATTAACATAAAAGTCTTGATTAGGTCTATGTGGAGCATCTTTAGATTTTTTGCATTCCAGCATAGCCCATTGATCATGATGAAGAATTAATATATCGGGATAGCCTTGAATGTCTTCAAACTTTGTTATAACATCCGAATCAGGATTGTTATAAATTTGTTCAAGTTCCTTAATAAGATTTCTTTGAAAATCTTTTTCAAGTTTTCCCATTTTAATCAAATCCTTTTTAATAAGATGCTAAGAGCCCAAGAGCCGCCTGAGCTCTTAGCCGGGGTTAAAGGGATTTCTAAAAGAACGTACTCGCGAGAAAAGACGTTCCCTAAAAATGAAAAAAATAGGAAGGAATGTATTTGCATCGATTTTACAATCGAAAACAAACAAATATGCTTAAAAAAAAGGCATATTCTATTCCTTCTATTATAGTCCATGTTTTTTTTGCGAGGTAAAAAAGAAAAAATGAGTTATTGATATATAGGACCGATATTTCTTTTCTAATATTAATTAGTTTCACTTGCGTATACAGCTCTTGTTTGGATGCTATTTTAAATTAGCATCGTTCATAATATAAAAATCATTTAGCCTCGTGAATAGCGGACCCCACTCCTGGGTGGCATGCTATTTAACGCCTTCCTATATATTTTCTATTATACACACTGTAAATTTTGCGACCCGTCAAAAATTAAATGCATGCCTTCGTTCATTAAAGTCTTTCTTCTGAATCATGGCTCGTCCAATGGCAACGTCAATCCAAGCTTTAGATCGTAGCCAATAATAATATAAATCATTATAAGGAGTATTAAGTCTATCAATTCGTCCCATTGATTGTTCAGCTATACGATAAGAATATTGCTGAGAATAAAATACAATGGTATTAGTTTTTATGCATTCCCATCCTTCAGCTCCAGACATATAATTTACTAAATATATCCAGTTATCTGTTTCCGGAACTTGTTCATGCTTATGCCCATTCCATTCAGCAATCTTAACATCACTCAACACCTCATCTAAGCTTTTTAATATTTCCAATTCATAATCAAAGCTATAAAAAATTATAAGTCGTTTATGTTTTGAAAATATATTTACAATTGCTTCGAGTCTACTCTCATCGCTATTTGTAACTCTACGCATTAAAGCATATAGCTCGGACGAGTTCTCAATAGGTTTATTATCATATGGGTTCCATCGATCACGAACAACAGTTTTGTATAACATTTTGTTATAACCCACAGAAACAATAATTTCATGTCTATTTGTTTTCTTTTCAAATGGCATCTCGACAAGAATATTATTTCGGATTTGTTCAAGTTTTTCATTTCCAAGCCATCTACTAATTCTTGGATATTTTGAATATCTATCATAAATAGCATGCTCAAATAAAAACGATGACCGATTCTTATAATACCCATTTGCAACAAAGACGGGTATATAATCCATCCAACTATCCCCAGGTGTAGCAGTTAATAATATCCAATGGTTCTTAGAAGCTATCTTGTAAAAAGCTTTAACCCATGCTCCAGAACCGACAACTTTTTGTTCATCAAATATAACGAATCCATTTTGAAACTCTACGTATTTCTTTATATTGTTCCACGAATCGATTGTTACTTTGATTCCACAAAAAGATTCATCAACATTTTGGCTTAACCCAAATACCTCGCATTCGGAATCCCATTCTTTTTCATCCCTTTTCTTAGCAGTAGTTATTATTAAAAGATTTTTTGGTGACTTAATTTTCTCGCAATCTAAATCTCCATTACATTCTTTAATTAAAAAATAACCCAATGAAGTTCTTGACTTTCCGGAACCGACCCCACCACAAAGGATGGAGCCGGAACGGAGTTGTTCAATTGCTTTCTCTTGATGCGGAAAGAAAGTAACCATTAAAATTCATCAAGTTCGCCCAAAGGAACATTTGCAAATTCAACATCCAATGGATCTTCTTTAACAACTGTGTCATCACCAGGCTCAATAACAACATACATTTTGTCAAGATATGCCTTGGTCCCAACTTTAGACCCAATAACCCAAGGATAAGGATTGATTCTTAGATTTGCATATTTAATGCGAGCTTTATCAAGAATCTGAAGACTATACTCGTCAAGAAGAACCTTGTGTTGATCAGTTACAATATAAACTTTAGGATTAAACTTTTCTTTAAGCTCTTCAGCGGTCGCTTTATCGTATTTATCATACGTATTAAATTTAATCTCAATGGGAAGAAATAAGGTCACTTCACCATCTTGGTTCTCATATTGTTTAACGCTCCACAAATCAGTTACCAGCATATCCGCAAGTTCTTGATCAAGTTCAATGTTAAACGTTCTTTTTCCCTCTTGGTTCCAAGATCCACTTTTGGTAACAATTACGTCACCCGAAAAGTTTCTTCTTAAAACGATTTTAGCTCCATTAATTTCAAGCGGTGATACTTTTCT